CCTGCTTTCGATGTTGTCAATGGTTACCTGGTCAAGTGCCTCGTTGTGTGTATAGTTTAGTTTGACGAATCGCACCTTATCTCTAAAGTCTTGCTCTGGATGGCCAAGTATCTCGGTGTGTGCCCAAAACTCAGCAACAGGGTTAAAGTCAATGATTGACCACTTGCGTGTCCTGATGAACAACTCACTCCACGCCTCGTATCCTATGTTGTTTGCCTCGTTAACAAACAGATAGTCACGCCTTGCACCTCTTAGCTTATCGCCTTGGTCAGCACTAAAGAACTCAAACGTTGCCTTTTTGATGTTGTACGTATGGCTTGACTTGTTGTGTTGCCGTTCACGATACATATCGTTAGACGTTAGGATAGTAAAGAAGTCACGCATCGCACCACGCCTTAGATGTGGCAATGACTCCGATACGATACTTATCAATCCCTCCAGACTATTCTTGTGTGCTGCTAAGATTAGGTATTGCAGGACTGCGTACGTCTTACCTGCTGACGTTCCACCTTGTACGATAACAATACGGCCTTCGTCCTGTATTGCCTCGCCTACTTGCCCAAATGCTGATGTTGTTTTCAAATGTTATGCAGTACGTCCATTGCAATCTGTGACATTGGTTGTATCACAATCTGAGGCTCTCCTGTGTTCTCTATTTCTTGGCGTTCAACATACCCTCGCTTCTTGCCTTTAGTCTTTAGATAGAAGATCGTTGCCGTTGTATTGCCGTCCTTAATCTGTTTGTGTAGGCTTGACTCTGCAAAGTCCAATGCAATATCGTTAATATCTTCAATGGCTGACTTGTAATCCTTGTCTTCTCGCATCCATCGGTAGTGCGTTTCTCTGCTAATACCGACAGCCTTGCAAGCACTTGTCACAATGCCCAGAGACTTCTCCATTGCCTCGATCATTGCCTTTTTGTTGATGTCACTTTTTGTCATATCTCTTTCCGTTTATCTTAACCTCAAGCGTTGGGTCAAGGTTAAGCATTCTGTCTATTATCACTTGGCAGTACTTAGGATCTAATTCCATACCATAGCACTTTCTGTTTAACTGATGTGCTGCTACCATTGTTGTGCCACTACCTATAAAAGAATCATACACTATTGTATTGTTCTTACTTAAATTAGATAAATAGTGACTTGCAAGTGGAATAGGGAATGTTGCTCCGTGTGTGCCTTCAGTATGTGAGTTGTTACCAACTGAAGAAGTATATACATTGCTCATTTTACCTCTTGCAAAGTTTGATGTTCTAATACTTCTTTTAGGATTTTCATTACTATCAAATAGGTATATAAATTCAAAGGCACTACTAACTACTTTATCAGCCATTGCAGGGGCAGGGTTTGTTTTATTCCAAATAAGAACATCAATAAAATGATTTTTGTAATGGTTTAACCACTCTATTAACGATACCTTGTTATTTGCTAAAGATTGAATGTTAACAGCTTGAACCTCTGAGTACATCATAGATGTAGAATGAAAATCTTTTAGTAGTCTTAAATAGTCTTGCTCACTTTGGTCATCTTCATAAACATCATACGCATTATCTTTGCCTTTAAATGCTCCATTTCTTAACCCAACACTTTTACCTAAATTATAAGGTGGAGACGTAAAAAGTAACTCAGCCTTCTCGCCATTCATCAACTTAGCCACTTGGTCAGAGTCCGTACTGTCCCCACACAACAATCGATGCTCGCCTATCTCTATAAGGTCTCCAAGCACAACGTCAACTTGTAAGTTATCAGGCTCTTCGTAGTTGTCCTCTTCTGCTTCCAATACCTCAACGTCCATATCTGGCAAGTCTAATCCCCAATCATTTAGGTCGCTAACATCCCACTCGTTAGCAAGCAGTTCCCAATCCCAATCTCCAAAGCCAACGTTATCCTTGATAATAAACTGACGTTGCTCTTCTTCTGTTAAGTCATCAGCATACACAACAGGCACTTCGGTTAGTCCTATTTGTTTGCACGCCTTGAGTCGCATATTACCACCCAGAACGATATTGTCCTTGTTTAGTACAATAGGCCTCAGTTCAAGCATACGAGGGAACTCCTCGATTGACTTGACCAACTTGGCAAACTTGTCCTTGTTTATGCTTCTTGGATTGTTTGGATTCTGCTTAATCGCAGACAATTTCATTATTGTAGTGTTCATCGTACCTTAAATATATCACCGCTTCTTTGTAAGTGTATTGTGTTCTTGTCAACAACGTCTTCTGGATCAATAGACAGTCCTTGATAACGTACCTCAAAGTGCAGGTGTGGCCCTAACGAGTTGCCTGTGCTTCCTACAATACCAACAGGACAGCCTTGTGGAATCCAATCACCTTCTTCTACAAGCAACTCCCTGAGGTGTGCGTAATACGTTTCTAAGCCGTTCAGGTGTGTTACGATGACCAGGTAACCATAACCTCCGTTGTACCCTGTCTTAGCATATCGCACACGCCCTAACCACGAACTATAAACCGTGTCCCTGTTGTTGTGTGATATGTCAAGTCCGTGATGTATACGGCCGTTGCGCCAACCGTGTCCACTAACCAAGACACCGTCCACAGGATAGTGGATTTCTGTTAGGTGTAAAGTTGCCGTGTCTGGCAAGCTTACAGGTCGGTAATGTATCTGTGCTGTTGTAGTCAATGCCCAAAAGAGCATCAAGACCATTCCATAACGATAAGCCATAATATTATTGTTAATCCAATTGTGAGAAGTAATACGTCAATCATATAACGTGATATTTTTGTTTAGCGTTTAGATATGCCTGCCTTGCCTCTTCTGGTGTGTCGTAGAGTCCTAAGTATTTTACATTGTAGTTTACTCCAATTTGTGCTTGATACTTTTTACGCTGCTTGCGGTAAGTATATCCTTTGCTATTATTATTCCATACGTTTACTTGTTGAGTAACATTACGCAAGTTGCAAATACGGTTATCCGTTCTGTTTCTATTAATGTGGTCAATCTCATTTATTTCTACATTACCATTAACCCAAAACCAAGCAAAGTGATGCCCTTTTAAAATATAACCTTTAACAGGTTTGCCATTTTTATACATAGAAATAACGCATTGAACATAACCTAAATTTGTTAAATTCTTGCAAACCTTACCTCTTGAGGTAAACACCTCGCCAGTCTCAGGATTGTACGTCCATCCCTTGTCTCGCAAATACTTAAATCGTTCCCAACGTGTCATAGGCTTTATTTAGTGTTTGTTCAGTTGCTTTTATGATATCCTCGCAAAGCTTCACAGGTATCTTAGATCTTTCGTAGTTAGATGCTAACCCTTGCGTTCCTGTCTTTGAACCTCTTGGTGCTGCTTCGTGATGGCAATTTGTGTTGCCGTTGTAGCATTGTGGTTTTGGCTGCCATCCGTCAGGCGTAAAAATGCTATACAGATTGTTAGTCCATATATCCGTTGGCTTCGCTCTACTGTCTCCATACCTGCAATACCATACAGTTGCCTTTGGCAAACCACGCATAAAAGGCATCTTTCTCAAGAATCCTCTTGGGTTTTCGATGTAGTATATACAATTATAGTGGTCAATAATCTGTAAGGTATTCAAGACTAATCTGTCGCTTTTTTTAGCAAACTCTGTCTTGGCTCTGACGTTGTCTCTATGTGTGCTTATTGCTGCAATAGAGTACGTTGTGCAAGGTGGAGATGCCCAAATCATATCAGGCTTAAAAGGTATTTGTTTAGGTAGCAGAAACTCTATGTCTTGTACCAAGTCAATACCATCAAACGCATTTATATCGACAGAAAAAACCTCGTGTCCTAATGACTCAGCGACATTACCAACTGACCTACTACCTGCAAATAACTCAAGAATCTTCATCTAAAGACTCATTAACATATCAAGCAACTCCTGCTGTGGGAACATATCGCTTTTGTACTTGTTGGTGTTGCTGTGTGTCCATAGACCTTTAATCCTGCCGTAGTACGCATCAACGTTCCATTCAAATGCTGCTGCACCTTTCTCCTTTACAAGTTCAGGCAATCCCTTGCGGATGTCAATGTTGTCACGGTTGCCTATGAACTCAATCAGGTGTTTTAGTGCGTTCAGTTGCTTATCGCTGTATCTGTGCCAATACTGCTTGTTTTTAAACGGCTTGTCAAGCTTTACAATCTGGTCCTCGTGGACTGTATGCCCTGCGTAACACTTGCCGTTTACGATGTAACTAAAGTTGCACACCTCAATACCAACGCTGTCTGTGTGCATTGATTGGTTGCCGTTCTTGCCTAAGTGCCAAGCATAGCCTCCGTCTGGAATACACTTGACAATTTCGCCATCATACTCAAAATCTGTGTTAAAGATTGACGGCCCACCAATAACGAACTCTGTTGCAATCCGTCCTCGCTTATCACGTCCCCAATTGTCTATGCACTTGTAAGGATTGTGCCAACCTGCTGTGTGATGCAGGAATAGATACTCCTTTTTAGTAGGCCCTTCCAGATATTCGCCTTTTGGTAAGTAGTGGTTTCTAATATCTAAATCAGCAAAGTGTGCAGGCTGTGAATCCGCCTCTTGCTTGTCTGTGGTTGCAAGTTGCAACATTGTCCACGTCTTAGGGCCAACAATGCCGTCTGCCCATAGTCCTTTGTTTTTTTGATACTCCTTTACGAAGTGTTCTGTGATCGGCCCAAATATGCCGTCAACGTCAATTCCAAGTGCTTCTTGGATAACTCGCACATTGTCTCCTGTGCATCCTTGATATAATACTACCATAATCTAAAAATAATTAAAAAAATTTACGCCTCGCACACGGTTATGATGCCTCCGTT